AACGGGCGACATTCCGTTTTCGATATTAAGGGTAATCTCAGTGACAGTTGTGTCTTCTGACCCGCCAATAGAAATCCTTGCATCTTGAGATGTGAAAGGAGTAACTACATCGGTTGCTGTTGGTGAGTTACCAGGATGAGAGCTAGCCTCTGTCATGGTTGCACCCATGAGTGAAATGCTTGACTCAATAAAACCATCAGCAGGTATTGTCATTGAAAATGCATTAACCTGACAGCCTGTAAATATCTGTGCATCGCCAGTTGCGTTAATGTCAGTAAACTCGCGAACGAACACAAATGACCGCTGAGTTCCACCATTCACATATATTGCAGCAGCGCCGTCATCATCAGCGTCCAAAGCAGTGTCAGTGCAAAGAGCAGCATGGATCAGCTCGTTGTGATCTGCATCTGGACAGAGGTCAAAAGTGATGTCACCCGTTACGCTGTGAGATCCTTTTAATATCTTATCGGTGTTTCTATCACCACGAATACGCTCAGTAGTTTGAACGGCATAGGCCAAAGCAAGGCTGTTACCTTTTTGGTTAAGCTCTTCAAACCCTGTAGTGGTTGTTGCTAAGTATGTCGCTTCTGGAGCGAAAGATAATTTTGAATTAAAACCTGTTGCTATTGCCATTATTAACTCCTAGCCGGTGTGTAGGCGAAATAATCTACATCTATATTTCTAACAAAAAAAGCACCATCTCGCCGCCCAACGCCAAGTGATGTATTCCTAATTCTTACGTTTGTTGTTCCAGTGGTCAAGATATCACCTTTAACAAAATAATTTGCGATGATATCCATGTCTTCTTCAAAGCCACCTATATTAACACTACTAAAGTAGTCAATCTGAAAGATGCCTGTGTGCAAATCCCTACCATTCTGTCCGATTGAAGCTATTTGAGTTTCAGCCGGAAGTAATGTAGCCCTTATCCACTTAACGCCTGAGCTGCTTTTATCGATGTCAGATAAATCAATCTCAGTGTTTTCATACTGGATAGTCGGGATGTCAGTGCTTATCTCAGATAACCTACTCTCAAGACAAACCCTAATATTTTTAAATACCCTGTCAGTTCTGCTTGGGGCATCACCAGTGGTATAAATGCCATCATCGACAGCATCTGTAATTAGCCCGTAATCAACCTGCCCACTCATTTATAAGTACCGCCAGCTTCTTTAACAGATAGCCTTATCATCCCCGCAGGCGCTTGACCAGACTTGCCCATCTCAATATCTTGAGCGTAAGCAAGACCGTTAGTCAGGAATATACTTTCCCCTAACTTTGTTTCATTTATCAGATTAGCAACCCTGTCTATACTTTCAAAACTGTCCTTACCAGAAGAGCCTCGCTCAGAACCAGCGGATTCCCTACTGACGGGAGATGCAGAGCCAAAGCTTGCATTCCAGTTATTCTCTAATCTACCAGTATCTACAGGCGTTCTACCAACAACCTTGTACGATGCCTGCCTGTAAACATTTGACACAACCTTCATCGCATCAACTATGTACTGATCTGCACCTTTCTTAACTTGCGAGGCGAAGCTCATAGTAAACCACCGTTGAACCTGGTTGAATTGGAGTAATCTCTACAATGCGATACTTGCTAGAGTTTATTGTTGCTGTGTCACCAATCTTAGGCGCAGTTGTTGACGACATTGATGCATCGAACTCTTGCCGCTGCGCCGATGTTTCTGCTTCTTCAGCTTTGTCTTGATTAAATAAAACAATCTTAGCGCTGTAGGTAGTTGCTGATCCTTCATTACTAAAACCAGCACTTGGAGAATATGCATTTAAATTAAATCTTGAGAACGTGACAGACTGGCCGAACTTAGTAATAAGATCAGTAGCGGTCTTGCTTAAAGAGCTGTAGCTAAAAGCTGTCATGCTCTAACTGTCCTCAGGGGGTTTTTAACTAACTTTCGCAAAGCTTGAGTTGCTGCTGGTAATAAAACTCGATCAGCACTTGAGGCTTTATACTCAACCTCCAGATCACCAACCTTTTCTTTCACGGTTTCACGTGAAACAGGGTTGTCGATACCGTACTCTTGCTCGTAGCCATATGCAATCTCGTATATGGCAACTAAAACTTCGTTTGGTATTTCATCGCTATCAATGCCGTAGCCATCTATAGTTACGCCAGTTCTTGGCCACTGTAACGCTTGCTCATCAGTTGCTTTATCACCTTGAAACCTTAAGGATTCAAAGTAAGTCATTGCACGATAAATATAGCGTAAGTTAGTGTCGCTCGCAGGAGCGGTTCTAGAATAGCGATCTTCCAAATATTGGTTATAGCCTGCCTCAGTCACATAGCTATTAGCTGTTGTTGACTGCTGACCTGTCTCTTGAACTATCGCACTAACTGCCATGATTACCTCTTAAAAAGAGGCCGACTTGCGGGGAAAGGGTAAACCGCAAGCCGACCAATACGACAACTTAGATTATTGAAGCGATAAACTGAGACTTCCAAGCTTTAACACCCCAAACAGCACCAACTTCAATCATATTGGTGTGGTAGCCTTTATAGATTCGTACTTCAAAGACTAGACCAGTGCGTGGGTCTTGGACAGTTACTGCATCAGTAGCGGCATCGCCACCTGCTGGCATCGCTGGAGCGCGAACAGCAAGCTCAATTGCACGACGATGGAATGCAAAGCTACCAAGGTAAGATGCGTTAGTGGTAATTTCATCGGTAGCAACGTGAGCTACTTGCAAACCTGGGCCATTGATAACTACTTCAGTATCGCTAACGTGCTGGTTAACAACATACTTGTTAGTGTCTGCAGCTCCACCACCTTCATTACCGATAGTAAAAATATCACCAGGAACAAAATCAGTTGAGCCTGTACCCATAGTAAGAGTAGTTTGGCCTACAGCTTCAGTAGCATTGATAACGTAACTGCCAGCACCACTTGAAGTGTGAGTAGCAATCTGAGAAGACTCACGTACAGCTAAACCGTGAACAGGAATCAAGATGCCTTGCTCACGAACAGCGTCAGTACCAGCTTGGTTCGCACTCAACAGATTAGCGTTGTTGCGGATTAAAACGCCATCAGTAGTGTTTGCAACTAAGCTTAAGTCGTCAGTAGGACAGCCGTTATCAACAAGAATCTGACGAGCAGAAGCAATACAGTTTAAGTTTGTGCTTAAAGTGCTAGCAGTTGCGCGTGAAGCATTGTTTTTAGCAGCTTCAAATAAGTCGCTTTCCATTTCGTTGATAAGCTTACGCATACCTTGAGCAACTAAATCACCGTAAACAGTGTTGTATAAGCCAGAGTTAGTAAGGCCGCGAGTATCTTCACCACTTAAGCTAAACTTAGCAGATTTGGCATTGCTCATTTGCAATGATTTCTCATCGACAGTTACAGCCGAAGGATCAGCGATAGTCATAGACTCAGCAATGTCGCCAAGGCTAGCTTCTTGAGTGAATGCAGCGCGGATAAAGTCACCTTTACCAGCACGAGTACTTTCAGCATTCATAGTTACAGATGGGATAAAGCCGACTGCTTCTTGACCAACTACATCAGCGGCAACGTAAATATCAGCCATTAAATCGGCATCAATTGAGGTGTTATAAGCCATTTGGATTCTCCAAAAAAATAATTAAATAATTTTACCGCCAGACTTGATAAATTTCATACGATTAGACGCATCCATCGACTCAAAGTCATCACGGCTTACCTGTTTGGAATCTCCAGCCCCGCTGTTTCCTCCGGTTGCGCCGCCCCCAGCAGCTTGTGAACCATCGACCAAGAAGGGATATTGCTCCTTAATCGATGCAGTTAAATCTTGCATTGAACTCACGGTCAGATTGCCGTTATTGTCCAATACTCTTACCTCGCCATCCACCAAGGACAGGCGAGATGAAATCTGCTCTGTCAGCAATTTGGCTCTTGCAGTGTCCTTAGTCAGCTGACCCGCTAGTGAGGCGGCCTCTGACGTAATGTGCTGCTCTGTAATCCGATTCCGTAGCGATTCCAGCTCTTGTGAAACCTTCTTACGCTCTTCTTCGGAGCTGTTGTAAAGTTGCTCAAACTCGTTTTTGGCTTTCAATTTCTCTTCAGCCTCAAGTCTCGCAAGCTCTTCAACCTCTTTGGCCCGCTGTTGAGCGCTCTTTTTTTCATTCAACAGCTCGTCAACCTTTCTTTTCAGGCCAGACACATCTTCCTGTGGAACACCTTCTACGTTTAAAACAAAGCCTTCATCGCCCTGCGAGTAAAAACTACGTTGTGAATCGTCTAAAGTGTCGTACTCTTCTGCATTTAATGTATATTTTAACATTTATAACCCCTAGTTATAAAAAACAGTTGCCCTGCAACATTTCTGCTATATAACAGCTTCTGTATCACTTGTCAAAAGTTCTTGGTCTGTATCAGTTTGTGTATCAGTTTGTGTATCACTTTCTAAAAGTTCTCGGTCTATCTCCTCATTAGTTCGCGTTTCTGGTACTACACCTTGCGCCCTAGCGAGATTCTGCATATCTGACTTAGCCAAGATGCCTGCCTCATTCAGCTGCATTGCAGCCATTAGGACTTGTGGGTCTTGAACTTCGTCAAAGAATTTAGTTGATAGCTCAAACATGGCTTCTTCGGTTGTTCCCATGAACAAACCGCACCACTCGATGCACTTCTCAATGCCTTCGCTTACATTTTGAGCAATTGTGGTCATTATTGAGGTTTCGCCAGCCTCTTCAATCAAGGCTTGAGTTGCGGTCTTGGTTCCACGGGTCGCAATCATTCTCGCGCCCAGCTTCCGCATCTGCTCTTCTTTGCGCTCCATCAATCTGTCGGCTAACTGGTTTTCAGATGCCTGAATTGAAGAGAAGCCACCAGATTCGCCTAAAAAGTGACCTGCCATTGAGCCAACCAGGATGCCTTCAGGGTTTGCTTCTTGGAATTGGGTGTAAGACATCGATGAAGAGACACCAAGCGTCAACTGACCGTGAACAAAACAGTTCTCCTCCAAATCGGCGCTGTTTCTATAGTGGGCGATGTTGACATTTGCGATGTCGCCTAAAGGCGGTGTATCGACCGTGGTATCGTTATTTTCTGACCCTATGATGAACAACGGAATAAAGCCAAACGTGCTGCCATCGGCCATTCTGGGCGCATAAGGAGCTTCAACAGGGTTTCCTTCGCGGTAAAGCTGTTGGGTATAGACGCCGTTGTCCAATCTTAAGACGCGATACTGCTTTTCTTCTCGATATCCGAACTCATCATCCTCGGCATCGTATGTTTCGCAAAGCACCGCCAAGGTCATAACTTTCTGACCGTTAATCACCTCAAC